ACCGAGACGACGCATGACTTTACCGAAACGTCTCTTAGACATTCCTTTTCCAGGACTTGTTTGGTATGACACCTCACGTCCTGTGCCTTCGCCTGATGAATATTTATATTCACCAACGCCTTTTTTGTATCCAATTCCTTTCTTCTTTAAATCTTTTTCTAGTGCTTTTCTACTAGCACGATTTTTCTTTTCATCAGTTCCACGATCAGCAGAAATATTACCAGTCTGTTGTGTCTTAGACTTGGTTAGCATTCTAGTAGTAGGATTACCTTCTACGAGTTTAATAAAGTCTTTGTAGTACATAACTTTTAGGTTTTCTTTTTGTGCTAGTTTGTTTGCTGTTGCGTACATGACGCTCTTAGCATCATCACCGTAAAGACGATTGAAACTTTTCTTTTTACGCTTCATCGCCTTTACAATTTTTTCTGCCTTCTGGTTAACGACTCCCATCTTAACCTCCGACTACTTGAACCTCTTCGACGATGATTGCTCCAGAACCTGCAGTAATCTTAACTGCACGCTTGACTACTGCTTGCTTACCAGAGTATGCATATGTGTAATCAGCAGAAGCACTATCTGAATCAACATCAGTGCTAATAGAGTTAGGAGTTACAGCAGTAACTTTCTTACCTACAGTTCCTGCAGATAGGAAGTTTGAATCGATTGCAGGGGATGTACCGTCATCTTCTACAGCGATGAAATCATCAACAGAGAATGGGTGAGTATTTGTCATCTCACCGATGTTAGTTCCAAGTTGATAATCAGCAGTACTATCGGACACTGCTTTAATAATTCTTGCTTGACCAGGTTTTGCTCCTGATTTAAGGAGGAGTGCTTCGTTTTGTACCAGTGTGATAGCAGGTCCACCATTAAATGATACCGTAGATGCTGCTGCAGTGGCAAGCACTCTATAGTATCCAGTTTGTACTACTTGATATTCAGTTCCAGATCCTGCAATAGCGTTAGTACTTAATACTTTTAATACGGGCATTGTCGTGTCGTGTTATTTCGTGTCCTTTTTATTTAGGTCCTTTTGTTGCTTCAACATTTTTTGCAACTCAGCAGTGCTACCAACGAACAAAGCGTTAGTAGTATTGTTTGTGACCTTAGTAGATTCATCATCAAGTTCTTTCATCTTCTTTTGAAGATCGATTAACTTGTCTGCTACATCTCCCACATTTTTGATAAGTTGCCCTGCAACTTCATAAGCTCGAGGATGATCCGATGATCTCGCCACGTCAAGTATCCCATCAACTGCCTCCTGACCTTTCATGACAAGATTATGTAGTTGTGCTCGACTCACTTCGTAGTCTTGCTTAACATCTTGTGTGTCGGATTTCTTAAGTGTTGGTTTTACACTCTCAACATGTTTCTGTAGTTCGGAGGGTTCTGCTCCGAATGCATCATTCAAACCGCCAAAAGGATCGCTCATTAGATTGCCTCATCATTACCACTTACAAAGTTTTTCTTCTTCATATCCGTAAACTCTGCCTTCAGTTCACCGAAACCGAAGTCGTCAAATCCATCTAGGAGATCAGCATCTGCTTGATTGACTAAGAATACACTAGAACCATTAGTGTGTGCTGCAGCAGTAGTTCCTTCGTATGCTCTAAGAACTGTAAGATTATTACCAGAGATTTTCTGTACTCTGATTAGTTCATTGTCAATGTAGATATTATCAGACTTAGCAATACCACTTGCATCAGCAACTGCTATCAGATTATCATTTGTATCTGTAGCAGCAGAAAGAGTTGTAACAACAACTCCATCTCTATCCTGCAAGGATGTAGGAGTTGCTTGATAACGTACTTCTCTTGGTGCTTTGTTGACGTCTGTGTTTGTATAGTATTCGACGTTTGCTTTCTTGATAGTCTTGGATTCTGTAACAGGACCGTATAAGTAAGTCTTTGCAGTAAAAGTCAATGTGTAAATGATTGCTCTTCTTGTTGCAAAATCTCCCTCGTAAGAATCTTCGTAGTCAATATTGTTTAGTACAACAGGGATATCTCTAATCTCGCTCATCTCAGGCAGCAACTTAACTGCAAGATTATAATGAGGTTGGAATACTGGTAAAATTTGTTCTAAGATTTGCAAACCATCTTCTTGATTTTTAGAGATGATTGCTAGTTCAAAACCTATGTTATATGGCACAGGCATGAAAACATTTTTATTTTTTGTGTTGGTACTTCCTACTTTAACCTTTTGTGTAGGTGATACTTTTCTAGCAGAATCGTAATTAACACCAGTGATCTCAAACCCGATACGGGGTAGAGTAATTTGAACCCGTTTGTTTGTAGGATCAGGTACTTGGTCTAGACGCGCCAGGAACTTATCTTTTGGTCCGTATGCCAAAGGCACCTTCATCACTTCATCTTGACGACGAAGTTCAATATTGTTGAATAAAGTTCCAAACGCAACAATAGTTTTACGAAAGATTTCGTGGTATGAATAAGTTCCTAACATTAGATTGTAGTATCAGTTGTAGATCCGACCGTTCCGAATGGGTTACTTTCAGTAAAGTCGATGATATCATTATCAAGAGTCTCGAAGTCGTTATTTTGATCGTACTCTGAATTAGTATTGTTGATAGTATTATATGTAGCAGTTGTCCAAGATGCACTGCTAGTGCCACCTGTGATCGTCTCAGGGACCTGGAAGGTGCCTGATCTGTTGATAACGATAAGAGTTCTAGTATCTGCATCAAAGGACTTAACTTCAGCAGTAACATTAGATGTACCACCAGTTACAGTCTCACCTGCAGTAAACGCACCAGATCCTCCTGCTACGAGACCAACCGTGATTGCATTTGCAAAAGCAGTCTCGATAGCATCCAGATCTGTAATACCAGTATTGATTTCTTCGTCGCTGTACTCGAAGAGTTCACATTGACATTCCCATACATAACCCTTACCAAGTTGATAGAAAGGTTTTTCTGCCTCTACAAACTTGATTGAAAATAAATGTTTTGTTACTGGAAACCAGATTAAGTCCCCTTCGTTCGGTCTCCCTTCGACGTTAAGGACTGTAGAGTCGTCAACATGCTCTTTAAATTTCTCACGGGAGAATATAAAAGTTGTCTTGTCTTCGATACGGATTCCAAATTTGCTAAGTAACTCACCTTGTCCTTCCCATCCTTCAACATTATTGACATATGCTCGGATAGCTTTCGCGCTTTCAAATTTTGAATCCGAGTCTTCTCCAAAGACTGTATCGCGGTTGACAAGCGTTCTCGGAACATAGTAAATGTCTTGCCCATAGATTTCAATAGTTTCTACGATAAGGTTTTCGATGAACTTCTGCTCTTGTGCAGACCCATTGATATTAAGTCTAGCACTGTTGCTATAGTCTGATTGTACATAATCCTGTGCGGGAGTGTTGGTGATTGCCATGTCGGTTTACCCTACCAAGTCTAGAGGTGGAATTTCGTAAGTCGTTCTGATATTCTCTTCCAAGTCCTTTTTAAACTGACTAGCATCATCTAAAATTTGTCTACCATTTAAGGTGACACCACCAAGCATTTGAATGCCATCATACTTACTTAGGTTTCTTCCCCATTGCTGTTGGAATAATGCCTCAACATAATCTTTCAACCAGTTATCATTATACATGCCAGTATATGTCTCAGGATCTTGACGCATTTGCACTTCCACTAATAAGAAGTCTCCTGCTTGCAAGTCTGCCCAATCCATATCAAGATATAATCTACCTTGATGCTCATTAAATCTAACTCTACGATCTCTCTGAGAGTTGGTGACCCAATCCAAAGTCTCAAGATATTGTGAAGTTAAGAAGTAATGTAGAATATGTCCATGCGTCATAGCATAGATGTCATTCAAAAAGATCTGATACTTGATATTAAAGATATTTCCAGGAACGATACTGGATGCACCAATCTGTGAATATACATGATTTACAGATAGAACATTAGGTGGCAATGAAACATATTCATTACCCTCCGTCCAGTCTGTGCCAGAGATAGCAGTGCCTGTTTGTGCAGCAGTTTTAATTGCATCAGTTACTTCAATTTTAATAAACGCTTTGTAACTGCCATTATAATGATACTCTTGATAGTAATCGATTGCTTCTTCGATTAAATCATCTAGTTGCTCAGTCGCAACGTTGATGTCAATCGTAGG